GTAATCCTTCGCAGTGATCGTCGGGGCCTCAATCGTCACCTCACCAGCAGGTTGCCGGTTCGTAATCAGAACCTGTTTGGTGCAACCAACCAGCTCGCGATAAACGATCTCATTGGCCACATCAAGATTGATGGCCTGCAGGCAAGAATCTGAATAACCGAGCACGTTCACGGCGAGGGTGTTGTCAGCCTTGAACAGCAGCGGCGTTGCTTGATTGGTGTAGGTGACAGCAGGAGCGGCGGTGTCGGTCGGAGCGTTGTAAATGCCCGTCATGGTGAAAGACACCACGGGGATTGCTCCCACTTCGCAGGAGAGGTTGAAAGTGCCGCGGCAACCAGTGGCCTTATGAAGCACACCATCGTTGTTGAAGTAGATGGTGGCACTCTCAAAACTGGCGCTCACAGGCTTGTAGCCAACGTTGGCGCCAATGCTGTAGGTGCTGGAGGTTGCAGGGGTAAATGCTGCAGTGGACTTCTGAACGGTGGCAACCTTGGTGCTGCCAACGTAATCAGTGATGATGCCCTTGCTACCGCTACCAGTACCGCCGGTGATGGTGATCACCATGCCGTTGTAGTAGTCATCGGTGGCGCTAGAGCCAGATGCCAGCGTGATGCTGCCAGCCGATCCAGCCTGCGCAGTACCTGTGACAGCGGAGCCAGTAGTGGTAGCAGCGAAACCGCAGGAGCGGAGCAGCGAATCAATCCGCGAAGCAGTGCCGGCAGTACCGGAACCAGCCAGTTCCACCTCAAAGGTGATCACAACGCGGGTTTGGCTCAGGATCTGAGCAGAATTGCCCAGGTAAGGGCGGATCAGATCACGGCTGACGGTTTCAGCTTCGATCGGCGTAATCTCCAAGTTCCGAACCAACACCGCATCAGTGCCGGCCGGGCTGGAATCGGTCCCATAGGTGGCCTCGATCTTCGTAAGGATCAGGCGCTTACGGCTTAGCAGCGGCATCGGTCAAGTCCTTTTTCTACAGTCTAACTAGCCAAGTTAGAGACGCTTGTGCGGTAGCGGATCAGGTAATCACAAGCAATCACACCGGATGGCTGATCAGCTTCTGACAAGTCAAAGTTTACCCCCACCGGCTGGATGTCGATTGCATAGCCACCCAAGGTCAAATCGGCCATCAGCTTGCTGTGCATATCTTCGACAATCGGATCAGCCACCTGATCTGGAATGGCCCCACGCACAATCACCGCGACACGCACCGTCAGGCTCCAGTCCAGTCGGGGCAAACTGGTGTTCTGCTCCGCATTGTCAGACAATGGCTCGACGACAATGGCCGGGCTTTCGCCGCGACTGATCGGCTCCACACGGCTGCGATAGATCCTGGTGCTCACCCCACTGGTGCCAGTGAGCGCCGTGCGTACTGCAGCCAGAATCGTCTCGCGCTTTGTCGTCATGCCGATGCCACCTGCACCACTGTGCAAATGATGCCAGGGATGCTCGGATGTGCCGGGCTGGCCGAAGCACCTTCAGCGTGGATGTAGGTGGCCACATTGCTGGTCATCCACATCAGTTCGATGTAGTCACCAGCCACCAGGCCCAGCACGAAGTTCACCGTGCCGATCACATTGCCGTCCACACCGCCATGGCTGGAGATGACGCTGAATCGGCTGTCACTTACAGGCACATCACCGCTGCTGCCGCTGTCGTTCTTGCGCAGCCAGACGTTCACGTCATGGATCTGCACATCACTGTTGGTGAACTGGATCGAGAACGTGAAGCTATAGATCCCCGGATGATCAACCGTGATCCGGCTGTCGGAGATGATCTTGACGCCGCGATTGGCCAGATCAACCTTGCGCAGCAAGATCGGATAAGCCGTATTGATCGCAGCGGCAACCTGTGAGGTCTCATCCCAGAAGGATCCCCAATAGCCAGGGCAGCCGTGATATGGCAACTTATTCCACGGCGTCAGCCCATCACCGATCTTCAGGTTCTGCGTGTTGCTCTCAAGGCCAGGCTCTCCTGCAAGCAGCACAGGGTTCAGTGCAGACCACTGGCTGCGAGTGTTGACCTTGAAAGGACCGCTCATGATTTCTGCAGGGCAATCTGCACGAATTTGCCGTCGCTAATCAGCATCGTCTCGCGGACGGTGTAGGCAGCCCCATCCACAGTGATTGAATCGCCGCGGATGAGGCTCCCGAACTTCGAGGTTCTGGCTGTCAGCGTGTAGTCGGTGGTGAGCACCATCCCATCGCTGATCACCTGGCTTGGCATGTCCAGGATTCCGTTGGCGGTAGTGGCGCCAGCTGTACAGCTAACGCCAAAGTCCGCCAAGAATGCGTCCAGATCCTCAGTGATCGCCATGATCAGCCGTACTTGGCAGAAGCCAGGCCGATCACGGCAACAGCACCAGCGCCGGTGCCACCAGCCACGGTCACAGAGACCTTCACGAAACGCTTCAGGGAAGTCGCGTTGACGTAGATCTTCTGCAGCGAGGCAGTGTTAGCGGAGGTGGTGGTGAAGGCGCCGCCGCTCACGTCGGTATAGGAACCGCCGGAGGTGTCGGATTCGGTCAGCTTGACGGCGTAGGTAACGCCAGCGCCACCGGCTTCAGCGTCCAGCAGCACAGCCATGTCGCCTTCATAACCCTGCAGATCGATTGCAGAGCCGGTGCCGGTTGCAGTCACAACATCGTTGCGCAGCAGGCCCAGAACCGTGGTCTTAGAACCAAGATTGTGGATGGTCATTGTTTAGCCCTCCGTCGGGGGGTAGTTGGTTTGGGTGCAGGTTGAGTAACCACCTCGGCCACCGCAGCGGCAGCCGCAACAGCTTTGCCAATGCCGATCAGAAGTTTGGCGTCGGAGGGGGATGCCTCATGGACTTCCCCCACCCGAACTACCTGGCCTGCCAGCATTGTTTGCCGTAAGACCTCGATCAACATGATCAGAGGGAATCGTTACCGCGGCTGAAGGATTCAGCGTGGCGGACGGCGATGTCAACGTCTTGGAGGGCAACCACGCGCACAGTCCCGGAGGTGCTGTGGGTGTAGGGATCCACCATGATGTCGAGGCCGGAGAAGTAACCGATGATCAGGTCGGCGAAGTTGCCGAACCACAGATCGCCGGAAGCCACCTGGTTGGAGAGCACACCGCGATAGCCGTTGACTTCGCCGTTCTCCATGATGAAGATGCCGGAGCCTGCATCCTTCTTGGTGGTCTTCAGGTTGCCGCGCATGGCAGCGTTCATCAGATACACCGGGGAACCCAGCAGAGCGTTGGCGGTAGCCACATCGCTCTCCAGATCCACCACCTCAGCGAAGGTAGGAGCAGCAGCGGCGAAATCGACAGTGCCGATGCCGGTGGTGTTCTTCAGACCCAGAGGCTCGTTGCTGGAGCCGGTGCCGTACAGACCAGCGGCGTCGATCTTGAGGGCGATCACGCGGGCCAGGTCGTTGCGCACCATGTTCTCCACATCGATGGAGGACTGGATCATCAGGCGACGGCTGAAGTCGGTGTAAGCAGCACAGGTGCGGGGCACCAGGCTCACCTGATCAACGGTCTGCTGGCTTTCGGTGGGCGAACCGGACTCAGCCACCCAGTAAGCGGTAGCAGCGCCGGACTGGCGGGGGATAGCCACATTGCCGGTCAGGCCGGTCAGCACGGTGGCGCCAGCTTGATCCAGGGCCGAAGCGTTACGAAGCAGATCGATGAAGGAGCCAGCGTCCAGCTCGGTAGCAACCAGGTTGCCGCCGGCAGTAGCAGCACCCACGTTCAGGTCGCGGCGCAGCACTTCCTGGGGCACGGTGATGCCACGGGACTGACGGCCGAGCTTGGCGGCAGCGGCCTCCGAAGCCTCGATCTCAAACGCAGCAGCCTCACGGGCAGCACGATCGGTCGGGTTGGACAGATAGTTGATGGCACGCAGGAAGGAGAAGCTGCGGCTCTCCTGTGCGGTAAGGCCGATGTCGGCGGCGCTCATGGTGACGGGCTCCTGTTTGATGTCCATTTTGTCGAGAACAGCAGCGCGAGCCTCGTCGATAGAACGACCAGATTCGATCAGCTGTTGGCCGAGATCGGCCATGTTGTACTTGTCGCAGATGGCAGAAATGCCAGCGATGCGGGAGCGTTCAGCCTCAGCGGCTTCAGCCCGCACCACTGCCAGATCAGGGGTGGTGTTTTCCATTTCAGGAAGGGGATCGGGTGTTGGTGCTGCCGAAGCAGCTTCATCAGCCTCAAGAGATCGGCCGATGCCGACGCCGGGGTCAGCCGGAATCGACACCACCGAAATCTCATAAGGCGACCAGGCAGTAGCAACAAAGTCACCACTGCCACGCTCCTCCATTTTGTCAATGGAGTAGCCGAAGGAGACATTCCGTAGAACGCCATCCTTCACATCGCTCAAGACTTCTTGAGCGAATGCGTTGCGGCTGAACCGCACACGCGCATAGCCGCGGCGTTTTTTGCCGTCGACATAAGCACGCTCCACAACACCAATCACACGATCAGGGTTGTGGTTGAACAACAGCGGAGCGCCATCGTTCAGGCGACTGAGATCAGCCGCCTTGATGTCATGGCTCAGGATCTCGTTGCCGAAATACCGGGCCACCGGATACTCCGAGCTAAAGGGAAACTCGAAGGTCCGATCCTCAACCTCATCAAATGCTGTGGACTCGCTCCGCTTGTATTTGCCCTCCAGCGCACGCAGCGCAGGGATCTTGCTCAGCGTCGAGAACTTATGGCCCACCAGCGTTTCGGTGGCCTCCCAGCCATTGTCGCCTTCGCTATAGATCCGAATCAGCGCAGCCGGATCCTCGGCGCTGGCGTCAATGCTGAACTCAGTGTCGGGCACGCCCAGCGTGCCTTCACGCATCACATGCTCAATCCGACCGCGGGCAGTGCCGCCGCTCGAATCCCATTGCACAAAGTCGCCTTCCTTCAGCTCATTCGGCTCAGCACGCTCAGCCTCGCCATCGCCAGTCGCTTCCTCAAATTCGATCGCATCAAAGTCATGCTCAGCCAGCCACTCACGCGCCTCGGCTGGGCTGTACTCCGAACTACGGAACCGGATGGCTTGGATTTCACTCACGCCTTCCTTGATCCCATAGATGAAATCAATGCCGGGGCCGCCCGCATCATTCTCTCGACGCAACGAGTCGTACTGCTCAGGATCAGTCAACCGCGCAGCATGTTCGTTCGGATAAGGGCGCCCTAAATCCATTGCGCTTCTGTTCTCTAATGTCTTGATTCTATCGGCTTTCGCGCTAGCCCAACTCTGGCCTGGATCGCCGCCCCATGCTGCCCATGCAACGCGACCGGGTGATGGGTAGCCATCCTCGCCAGGGCTAAAGCCTTCCCCCTGTTTGTCCACCTCATGGCGTGCAAACCATGCCGCCATCGTGATCACCGTGTCGGCGCTCAACTCATCACCGCTCAGAATCTGACCAGCTCTGGCCGCGGCCACCTCAGTGCCGCCGGCTCGCCCTTCGTCTTTCCAATCCCGATAACGCTGCGCCTCTTCCTTCATCCCATCGGTGGGCATCAGATCCACCTCGGTGCCATTGATGTTCGCCATCAATCTCCCTGCAGTTGCTCTGTCAGATCCTCAGTCCCTTCTTCCTCGGGATAGCTCTCCTCTTCTTCCATCACCTGCTCGGTCTCCTCAAACGCAGGCTCAGATCCCATCGGCCGTACAGGCTGGCTGGTGCCGCCTTCTGTCACCTCGCTCGGATCGGTATCGAGCACGATGTCCATCTCATCCAGCTTGGCCAGCTCCGACTGGCGCTGCATCAGCACCGCATCCAGGTCGCCGCCCTGCTCCGTGATCACCTGGGCCAGCGTCTTGAAGCCGCACCGCACCGCAGTCTTGTAAGCATCCACCTCACGCTGCGGATCCACCCACTCCCAGCTACGCGGCACCCACTTGCTAGCGCGATAGCGATCCGGGTTTGTCTCATAGCCAGGCAGATTTAACGCACCGCTCAGCACTGCCATCTCCAGCCAGTTGTTGAAGACCTGCTGATGGAAGTTCTCGATCATGTAACGCTGCAGCACGCGATAGGTATCGCGCTCCTCAAGCAGGCTCAGCCGGCTGCTGCTGTAGTTGCTCTCGCTGAAGTTCTTGCTGATGCTCTCGAAGCTCACCCCAATACCAGCCGCCACAGCACGCAGCATCGAACGGGTGAATGGCTCCAGCTGGCCATCGGGTGCATTCAGGTCCGGCACCGTCACCGATTCGCCGGCTTGCAGGTACTTGAACACGCCGGGCTCGAAGTTGCTCACCCGCTCGCCTTCATAGACCTCATCACCTACCAGCTCACCCTCAGGGCTGGTGATAAAGCCCATCAGCGCCGAGCTGGCCCGAGCACGCACCACTTCCGCCTCCTCGTATCCCTGCAACATGTGCAGCCGCATCAGCGCCGAGGCGAACCACGTCACGCCCCGCGTCTGGCCCGGCCGCTCCGGCAGGAACAGATGGATCACCTCATCAGCAGGAACGCGAATCCGCTTGGCATTAGTCCGCGTGTTGCCGGCATACACATCACCGGGGTGGTTGGCATAGAAGTGGTAAGCCTGCGGTCGCAGGTAGCTGTCCACCTCGATGCCCATCCGAACGATGTTGCCATCCTTCGCCTGGGGCACATCGTCATCGATCAGATAATCCGCCTCCAACACCTGCAGCGCAAACGGCACCTTCGAGTCACCGAACGGCCGCTTGATCATCCGCACGAACACCTCGCCGCTCTCGGCCAGGCTCCGCACCAGCAGGCGCTCCAAATCATGGAAGCCCAAAATCCCGCTCACATCACAGCGGTTCTTGTTCATCCACTTCTCCCATGCCTCGTGGATCTGCTCGTTGATCACCTCATCGAGCTTCCCGCCACGCAGCATCCGCACCTGGCCCTGGTGCCGGATGCCATGCCCGATCACATTGTTCTGGATGCTCCGCAGCGCCTGCCGCGCATAGTCGTTGTCCCGGCACAGCTGCCGTGCACGGTTGCGCAGCGTCTTGAAGCTCGCCTTGATCTCGCTGTCGGCG